GTCTATGGCGTGGAAGCCAGACAACATGAAAGAAAAATCCCACGGGCGCGGCCCGAAACGAAACCAAAAAGAATGGATTTGTTTTAAATGCCTCATAAATTCCGGCGGTGACATCATCAATGATCCCATAACTCTCCTCGGAAAATGCGACGTGTGTGACGCCACCAAGGCCGTTATCGGATTAGCGGACATCTCATCATCGGAAAAGGGAACATTTTAATGAAAGGACGCCATGATCAACTGCATAAAGTGTCGAGGGATAAATTTGGAATGGATACCACTAACCGCACCTATTGGCGTTTGCGACAAGTGTTGGATGAACGGAGCCACGCAAGCGGCCAAGAACCATATCCTCGCATGTGACCAAGGATGCCAAAATCGCGGCGGGTCACTGATCGCCGGTTGCGATCGCGGCCTAAAACTACTCGACGCCTACTTTGACAGTATTGCAACAAGATGATCTCCACGGCCTACAAAAACGCCTTGGAATGGACCGAGGAGCTTTGGAGCCTTTCCAAAATCCTCCCCCACGCCGAAAGACACGCCCAAGACAGAATTCACGCCTCAAACCTCAAATTTGACGCTTTCGACACCCTTTGGGCCCTCCAAAAGAAGGGACAGGCCACAGAAGAAGCCGCCCTAACCGCCCTCCTCGACTGGTGGACCCATTTAACGGCAATCTTGGACGATTGCGCCCCCATCGCTGGGATGGTCAGAAATGGGGCTAGGATGGCCCAGGCTGAGAGTTTCACCCCGCCTATAGCCTACGCCTCAAATCAGGCCGATTTCCCGTTCTAATGCGATTCTCCGAAGCATACATGGAGTATTGCAAGGAATTCACTGATGCGCCGGAGATATTCCATAGGTATGCGGCCTATTTTATGATTTCGTGTGCAATCCGCCGGAAAGTTTACATTGAACTTGGCGATCATCGGCTTATGCCGAACCTTTGGATTATCTTTGTGGCCCGTAGTTCATTATCCCACAAGTCAACGGCGGTGAATGCGGCGGAGAAGATCGTATCTTCCGCTTTACCTAACCTGGCCAATTTCTCGGTTGATTTCTCGCACCAATCTTTTATGAAAAGCCTTGAAGAAACTCCCGAAGGAGCGTTTTTCCTAGATGAGGCAGGAGGATTTTTTAAGGCTTTATCCCAAGACTTTACCCGGGGAACGCGCGAGCTTTTAACAAAACTTTACGCCGGTCTCTCCCACACGGCCACCTACGGAAGCAAAACAGAAGACCGGCGCACAATTACGATCACAAACCCATTCATAAACATTTTGGGAGCATCAACAATGGAATGGTTATCCGAAACGACAAATGAGTCATCGGTCATCGGCGGATTTCTTCCGCGTTTTCTTTTTATTCCAGTCAGCCACAATGAGAAACTCATCCCGTTCCAACCCCCAGCCGACAAAAACAAGAGAAACATTTTGATTTCCAAGCTCGCCTCAATGGAACAATTATCAGGACACGCCTTTTACGCCCACGACGCCAAAGAAGCCTACATCTCCAACTACTCGGAACGCGTTGAATACATCCGTTCCCGCCCAGAACGCGTCACAGGATTCTTATCGAGACTCCTCGATCCACACATTCATAAACTCGCCATGATTATCGCCTGTGACCGTGGCGAGTTCCCGGTCATAACATTGGGCGCCTTCACAGAAGCTAAACTCGCTTCGGAATTTATATCTCGTCAAATGGAATCTTTCTTCGTCGCAGAAGTCGCCTCTTCCCCATTCGAAAAGAACGTCAACCGCTACATCAAATTCCTAAAATCGCGCGGCGGTAAAGCCCCTCAAAGCGAAGTCATGCGCGCCCTCCACCTTCCCCAAAATCTATTGAAACAAATTTATGAATTTTGCCAAGAATCAAATATGGTCGATATTGATGTACTCATGGAAAATAAATACTTATCAGGCGGAAGACCAACCGCCTGGCATTGCTTAAAGAATGGATATAACAATTCAAATTGATGTGAAAGAACTAAAAACGATGCGATTTCTAGAGGGGGAGTTATTTCACTTATTTCACATTCAATGTGAAAGAAGGGGGGGGTTATTTCACATACTTCACGTTTTCAATGTGAAATAACTAAATGATATGACAAACATAATAAATCATTCGTGTTTGGGGGGGTTATTTCACAATGGCATGTGAAATAATTTCCGCTTGACTATCAACGGTTTTACCTGGTTATTACACACATATCACATACATACACACACACACACTAAAGCAATAGCTATAGCTATAACACACACACACACACCGGGATAGGAGAAAATTATGGAAAATCACAAGCCTAAAAAATCACCAGAACTTAATCCTCTTGCAGAAATTTCTAACTTAGATATCCTAAAAACCATCGACTCAGCCGTCAAGTCTTGGCTCGACGAAAATAGATCCCTCGTTTTAACCGCTATCGATGTCGGAACAAGAATAGCTATTAGGAAAGGGCCTTTGTTTCGGTAAAAGCCCCGCAAATCGCATCCTCGTGCGTTTAAACAACATCCCAGGAGGTTCGCCTTGGTCAAACTGTCTTCCAGAGATAAGTACATCGAAATTGTCCGTTGTCTCATTCAGGGTCTCACCTACAAACAAATCTCTATCAAGTTCAACTGCTCAGAAGGCGCCATAACCTGGGTTCGCCAGCAGATCCCCCTCGATCCACGTTTCAGGCGCTGGCTTAAAAAGGCTAACATAGACTATTCCGATATTTGGCCTTAGAATTTGGGTAATGCCGAGATCTCTTGAACGCCAACCAGTAGACCCAGAAACAGGTTTTATCCCGTCCCCTTTTATCAACGGTTTCACAATCGAAAAGAAAAAAGAATTTATCCGAAGACTCATGAGCTACGAAGGAGATGCGTCCGTGACGCGCATCGCCGGAGAACTCGGAGTCGCGCCCGCAAGTGTGTTGATACACATACAAAGAGACAAGGTTTTCGCGGCAGAAATAAAACGGGCAAAAGAGTGGTTTGCGCACCGCGTCGAGGGAGTTTTGCAGAGTTGTGCGCTAGATCCGAAAAAAACTATTGATCGGATTGCGTATCTCCGAGCGTACATGCCTGACAAGTACGCCAGACAAGAATTACAAAACGCCACCGTCGAGGTAAATCTAAACCTCGACGGTATTAGTAAGGCGAGTAGTAGGAAAATTGTGGACGCAGAGGTTGCTTCCGATGACCAGGGAGGTAGTGACCATGATTTACTACCGACCAATAGTGTTGACATTCAATGATTTTGGATAGTTATGTCCGATAATCTGCATTATGTTAAATAAAAAAGAATGCTTACCCTAGAAAATTTTTTATCCACCATGGGCGGGGGTAGGTACTATATCAAGCCCTCTCACCGACTGCAAAATTTTAAAGGGCGCTAAATTTCATGAGTGAGATTTTAAAAAAGGATGCGAATCAGATTCGGAGTTTGGATGACAAGGCGAGTGTGTTGGAGATGGCGCGGAAGCAGTGTCGGGAGAGTCTTTATTATTTAGCGACGGAGATTTTGGGATACACGGATTGGGACGTGTGTCATGACGATTTGGAGAGATTTATTTCTGGGTGGGCGAAGAAGAAGGCGATTTTGTTACCGCGAGGGCATTTAAAGACGAGTTTGGTGACGATATCGAAGACGGTGCAATTTATTTTAAGGGACGCGAACGTACGGATTTTGATAGCGAACCAGGTATGGGACCGAGCGCGGGACATATTGAGGGAGATCAAGGGGCATTTTGAGATGGGTATGTTGCCGCATTTGTTTGGGCATTTTGTATCGCAAAAGTGGACGGAGGACAGTGTGGTGGTACGTCAGAGGACTCGGGCGTACAAGGAGCCGACGATCATGACGACTGGGGTTGAGGCGGAGACGACGGGGGGGCATTACGACATTATTTTTCTGGATGATTTGGTGGGATTGCAGAATAGTGGGACTGTGGACCAGTTGGAGAAGGCGAAGCGGTTTCGTCGGAGCATGGTGAATTTATTGGAGCCTGGTGGAAAGATTATAGAGATTGGGACGCGGTGGCATTTGAACGACACGTTTTCGGACATATTGGAGAAGGAGATTGATTATTACGACGTGATGGTGCGGCGTGTGGTGGAGGACGGGAAGATAATTTTTCCGAAGAAGTTTGCGAAGCGGTTTGACCGAGTACGGAAGACGTGGTTGGCTGATCCGACGGGGACGTGTATGGATTATGTGGATCATTTGAGGGCATCAATGCCTGCGAACGAGTTTTCGTCGCAGTACATGAATGAGCCGATAGACGATGCGAGTCGGATATTCCGTGACGGGGATTTTCGGTATTACACGCGATCGCCGGAGGGGTTGTTCAAGGTGATGACTGTGGACCCTGCGATCACGGAAAAGAACACAGCGGACAAGACGGCGATTGTGGTGATGGGGATGGATGTGGGGCGGAAGGTTTACGTTTTGGACTATTTGGCGGGTCGGTGGGGGATTTCGGACGTGATTCGGAACATTTTTTTAATGTGGGAGCGGTTTTATCCAAACGCGGTGGGGATGGAGTCGATGGGATTTCAGCGGGCGTTGAAGTACGCCTTGGAAACAGAGATGAGGGACCGGCGGCAGTTTTTTGCGATTGAGGAGTTAAGGAGTCCGAACTTATCGAACGCGAAGGAATTGCGGATCAAGGCGTTGGAGCCGTTTTACCGTCGAGGCGATATATTTCACCATGAAACGATGAAGGGGAAGGAACTGGAGCGTGAGCTGATGACGTTTCCGAAGGGGCGGAACGACGATTTGGCGGACGCGTTGGCGTATGGGCTTCAGTTGATGGTGCCTGGGACGGATGTTGTGCAAAAGCAGAGAGTTGTTGCGAACAGTTGGGAACATTTTCGGCGGCAGGCGTTGGACGCGCATTTTGAGGGGAAAGATTTTTTTAATCATGGATAAAAAAACGCATTTTTGCGAATTTTGCGAGGTGTAACGGTGGCGAGAGAATCGCAGACACAGACGATCAAGAAGTGGTTGGACCGGATTGAAACGGCGAAACGTTGGCGCGACCGGAAGGCGGAGGAGTACGGTTGGGAACGGTTCATTAAGGAATATATGGGGATCTACGATGTGACCCTTGGCCGTGGGAAACGCGGGAACCGGGTAAAAGCCCCGGCGGTAAATGAGGTGTTTGCGTTTGTTCAAACGGACGTTGCGACGATCAATTTCAAAGATCCTTATATTACGGTGCGACCGACGAAAACCGCGACGGCCAAGGGTGCGACCATTCTTGAATCCGCCGTTAATTATTATTGGCGGACGCTGAACGTGAAAGAGGAAATTGACAGCCAGCTTGTCGACGCCGATCTTGTTGGGCACGCCTGGAACAAGGACGGATATTTCGCTGAAAGCGTTGGTGACGGAGAGACGGCGCAAATTAAGCGCGAGGGTATGTATTCCATGAAGGTGTCCTGGCGTGACATTGTTTTTAACGTCGGTTCGCGTCGACCTCCGATGGACTGTCAATGGATGGCGCACAGGATTATCCGTCCACTGGACGAGGTCAAGGAACGATATCCGGGGACTGGTGAATTGAAGGGCGCGGTTCATCCCCACTTGCAAGAGTTGGATTACAGGGAAACGCAGTACAAAGACGACATTGAGTATGTGTCACTGTGGGAGGTGTGGGACGCATCGAATCGTAAATTCTTTCTTTTGGCGGAAAATCACGAGGCGTATCTTAAAAAACCAATGCCATGGCCGGATTATTACCGGTCGTTTCCGTTTAACATGCTTTGGTGGTACGAGATGCCGGACGATCCGTACCCGATGAGTCCGATTGCTCCCCAAGAACCTCAAATCTTGGAACAGATCAAATTATTTGCCCAAGCGTTGAATCACGTCAAGCGATGGAACCGCCAGATGATTATCAAGGGCGGGACCATGAGCGAGGAGAGCGCGGACAAGTTTGAGGAAGGGATTGACGGTGCGATCATTCAGGCCGACACGCAAGGGTCTATTCAAGATTCCATCCGGTTCGCTGATTTTGGGCAACTTCCGACGGATATTTATGTTTTGTTGGACCGGCTGAAACAGACGCAGCGCATGGTGACTGGACAGCCTGAATTTCAGCAGGGCGCTTTGACAAAAACGGCGACTCGGACATTGGGCGAATTGGAACAAATGGCGCAGGGCGCGAAAACCAGACAAGACCGGCGCGTGGATAGGCTCGAAACGCACATTGAATCCATTGCCCGAAACATGATCGCCCACATGCAGGCCAATTTCGACGTGGAGCAAATGGTCAAGATTACCGGCGAAACGCCACAGGCCGTCGCTGAAGCGTTGGGCGAACATTTCGACCCGGAAACGCAGACGATTGTTTTTTCAAAAAACGATATCGGCGGGGAATACGAGGTTGAGGTGCGCGCGGGGTCCACGTTGCCGATGACGAAATCGACGCGCATGGCCGTCCTTCGAGAGACGTTGGAAATCGCGTTGAACGCGAAAGGGCCCCTTTCGCCATTTTCAAGGCTCGTTATTGGAGAGCTTCTGGCCGATTTCCAATTGCCGGAACTTAAAACGGCTTTTGAAGTCGAACAAGAAAAGGCTGAAAGGGCGATGGCGGAGTCCGGCGGAAAACTCTCTCTCGAAGGTGGAAAAATCGCCGCTGAAACGGCCAAACGGCAGGCCCAGGCGGAACAAATTGGATTGGAAAATGCCGCCATGGTTGCCCAGTTGCGGACACCCTTGGAGGCTTTACAAGCTGTCGAATCAGGCCAATCGGTTGACCAAGAACCAATGGAGGCCATGCAGTGATTTGTGACACATGCGGGAACACTGCGGCTTATCGGATGGACAAGGTTGGAAACGATCCGTGGTCTTGTGATAGATGTGGACACCTGGGTGCTATGGCGGTGCCGGATGTTTATTTTAGACGTGCCGGGGAAAAATACGAAAACCTAGCCGACGGGTTTGGCCGACCAGTCGAATTTGCAAGTCGAGGGGACAAAGCGGCGTTTATGCGATCAAACGGGGTTCGAGAGGCGGGAGACAGGATTCACGGGGCGAGGACGTTGTCCGGATCGACCCTCCCGACGCAAAGCGCGGAGAGCCGAAAAGCCGAGGTCCGTTCGGCGGTGCGTGACGCGAAACGTCGCCTTGGGTTTCGATAGGGAGAATACATGAAAAATAAAACTAACCTTTTGAAAATCGCCATTGCCAATGTCAAAAACAAACCGGGTCCGGTTCGTCCTTTTAGTGTCGAGACAAGGGAAATCGGTAAATCAAAATTGGGCGATGAAGTGGAATTGAAGGTTTATGGAAAAGTTGCCAGTCAGTCGGCGGACGGACGAAGCATTATTGAAGTTTCCGAGGTTGAACTGTTTGGCGATGAAGAGAGTGAAAACGATGAAACTGAACAAGAAAAAACCAAGAGGGTGCCGATAGTTCGCCTTGCGACGGAACCGGTGCCTTAACGTTTTAAAGTCACACAATTAGGATCGGAGGTAAAAATGACAGAAGCGGAAAACGCGGGCCAGACGCCTACCACGGCGACGGCGACCCCGGACGCGACAGCGACGGGAGCCCCAACGCACGAGAATGGCACGGCCCCGTCAGAAGGCGGACAGGCGAAGACAAGCACACCCGCCCAGGAGACGTTCACCGAAGTTAATCCAGAAAACTTGTCACAGGAATTGAGGGGCGTGTATGACAACATGCTCCGTGACTACACCGCCAAAACCCAAAAACTTGCCGAACAGCGCAAGGCGTTAGAGGGGGTGGATGTCGAATCCTTGAGGCAGAAGGCCGAACAGTACGACCGTCTGCTTTTGCAAACCCAAGAGAATCAGCAGTTGCCGAACGCCAATCAAGAGGCGGATTTGGCGAATGACCCGGAACTGATCGCGCTTTGGCAGGAGGCGCAAGCCGATCCTGTCAAAGCCATCGAGTTTCATAAACGCGTCGCTCAAAAAGAGGCGGAATCGGCTCGAATGATTGCCGAAGAAGCGAAAACGGCTGTCATGTCTCAGAGGGCCGAATCTCTCTTAGATGCGTTTATTGAAGCCGTCGATCCGAAAACAGGCCAAAAACTAAGGCCTGATTTCGGGGATATCAACGATTCCGGTTTGATTCAAATGGAGTTTGACAAGGTACTTGAAGCGCAGCCGAAAAACGCCAAAGGCGAACCCATGCTTCCCGAAAAGGAATGGGGAAAAGCCGTTGAAACGGCTTATCAGCGCGCGAAAAAGATATTCGACGCCATCGAGGAGAGAGGATACAAACGGGCCCTGGCAGAACAGCAGAGAAAACTTGCTGCTTCGACAGAACGGCCCAGCGTTTCCGCTCAAACTGATGTTGAAAACATCACCCCCGAAAAGGCCAGAAATTTGTCTGTGGCCGACGCCGTGCGGCTTGCAAAGCAGGGCAAGGTATTGGCGAAAACTTACTAGGAGAAATTAAATGCCTGCGCCAGTCCTTCAAACGGCGGGACCCGGCAATGTTGACGAACTGCTTACTACGAGTATGGTCAACTTGTTGCCCGGTATTCGAGACAACGTATTTTCCTCGAACCCGCTTCTTAAATACCTGTATAAGACGAACAAAATCCGAAAACGCGGCGGGGCGTCTTTGTCCCATGGCGTTCTTTCCCAGACGAACGATACCGCGTCCAGCTACCAGCGATACGATATTCTTCAAACTGGTGGCCAGGACGGGCTGACCCGTGACCAGTGGGAATGGCGACAATACAGCGTCGATGTTTCCATTGACGGGTTCACCTCGCGTATTGCGAACGCTGGCGATTCGAAAATCGAGGACCTGTTGGAAACCAAAAAGATGCAGGCGGAGGAAGCGTTGTCCCTCCTCCTTGAAGCGGATTTTTTTGCTGCTTCTCCGGTGGCAAAAAGCCTTCGGTCTCTCCCTGTCATCGTCCTCGCCTCTGGAACCGAAGGGCAGATCAACGGCACCACCAATAGCTGGTGGCAGTCGTATGTCCTCTCCTCCGGCTCTTGGGCGGCCCAGGGCCGCGCTAACCTCACCACGGCCTACAACGCCATCTCGGTGCGGAACCCCGCTGGCGGACCGGACGTGATTGTGTCCAGCCAGACTGAACTCGAATACTACGAAAGTTCAGTTGTTCCCCAGGAACGGTTCACGGATACTCGGGTGGCCGATATTGGAATCCAGAACCTCAAGTTCAAGACGACTCCTTGGATTTGGTCCCCGCAAGCGTCGTCCGGGACCGTCTACCTGCTCCATAATGGCGGGTTGGAGTTTATCGTCAATTCCGATACGGACTTCCTGTTGACGCCTTACGTGACTCCAACGGACCAAGACGTTAAATCGTCCAAGATCCTCTTGGCGTGCGCCCTGATTACGGGGAACCGGCGTAAACTAGGGAAACTGACCGGGGTTACGGCCTAAAAGGAGAAACTTATGGCGGCTGTTACTCCCGCAACGGTTGTCCGAGGGAATGAAGGCGATACGAACGTCATTGTCGCTAACTTTACCTCCGCTATCAACGATACGGATACCTGGACTCAAACCATTTCCGGGTATCTTGCCCACAACTTCACGGCGACCAATAATCCAACGACCCAGACGTCAGCCGGTGTTCACGTTGCGTATTCGAGCGGCGTATTCACCTTTTACCCTGGCGAAAACGGCGCAACCGGGTTTTTGACTATCCGTGTAAAGTCTTAAAGAAATCGTTTCCTAGCCAGCGGCTGGTGCCCGAACATCGGGCCAAGCACAGCTAGAAACGAAACAGGAGAAAAATATGAGAACTCAAGAAGTGCAGGGGCGGGGCGATCCGTTCCGTTGTCTTGTGAATGTCAAGAACGTCGACGCCGCTACGATCACGACTGGTCTTGGCGTTTGTCTCGTCGTTAGTGGTGCGTCCATTGACGGTGTCAGCGCTGTACGTTCCACGGCGGGGAACCAAAAAGGGTTTGCCGGAATTGCGGAGGACGATATCCCGGTCAACGGATATGGCGTCGTTTGCGTAGGAGGGTTTACCAATTCGGTACTCCTCTCAAACGTCGGAACTTCCATTACCGTTTCGGCAGGCGATACGTTAATTCCTGGAGCCGTTGCGGGGACGTTCTTCTCATCGGTTACAGGTCAGGCCATGTCCACTCTTCTATATCGGTATGTGGTAGGAGCGGACAGTATCACTATCTCCGCCGCCGCTTATGTGCGCGGAATCGTGAGGGCCGGTTACTAAAGGGCCATGCTTTTCCGGTTCATGACATCTGAGTTGAAAGTCTGGGGCGGAAAAGACCGGATGCCCGTTTATCGGTGTGACGCGGACGGGGGGCTTGTGCTAAACACACAAGCCTCCCTCCGCCGTCATCCGGGTCATGTTTTTAAACAGCCAGTTTGCGTTTCTTTCCTTGAATGGGCACTGGTTCAGTTAAGGGTGATTCGATGAAAGAAATTCCTGCGGAGGAAATCGCCAGGGAAGAAAAAGAAGAAGGCGTTGTTCGCGTCTGTGTGGCGATTCCGACGGAAGGGCATGCGCACGTAGAGGCATACGCAAACCGTCTTTGCAATTTCATGGCCTTGGGAAAGTTGGAATCCCGAGGAAAGTATTTGAAAGAAACGCCGAGGTTTGAGTTTTTTTTCGTCACTCTTGGACGCATTTTTACTCCGTTAGCAAGAGAAGAGGCGGCAAAGCAATCGCTCGCGGCGAACATGGATTACCTGTTCATGATTGACGATGACATGATTTGCCCTGATGATCTTTTTGAGCGGCTTTACAAACACAATGTTGACCTTGTGGCACCTCTGGCCTTCACTCGAAACTATCCTCACCGAGCCGTCCTTTACTCGATCAAGGAAGGATACGATCCAGCGTCTAAGTCACCGTATTTTTTTAATCACTGGATAGACAACTATCCGAAAGATACTTTGGTTCGGTGCGATGCTGTTGGGTTCGGTGCTGTGCTGATTAAAATGGACGTAATTCGGAAAATGGCCGAACCCCGCTTTATGTCGTCCGCGGCAACGGGTGAGGATATTCTTTTTTGCCACAAGGCAGGGAAACTCGGATTTAAAATTTACATGGACACGTCTACTAAACTGGGTCATTTGTCTCATCCGCTTCAAATTACCGAGGAATACGTGACGAACATTCATAAAACAACGAAATACAACGCTGCGGAAGGGAAAAAGGAATACGACAAATATGAGCCGCTATTGCTTGTCGGGGAGAGATACAACTAATGGAAACTCGTATCTTCGACATTATTATACCGACTTATAACAACTTGGGATATCTCATTCCTTGCGTCGATTCCATTGTAAAAACGGGTGTTTTGTCCGGTGCTGCAAAGCTCTATATTGTCAATAACGGGTCCGATCCTTTAGAAAAGTATTTTAAAAACGAGAATATCATTATTTTAAAACCGGAAGATAATCTCGGATGGGAAGGGGGTCTTAAATATGCCCTCGAACGGTCAACCGCTCCTTTCGTCGTTTTCCAAAATGACGACACGATCATTCCGCCGTCCAGTGTCCGTTTTTATTGGAACCTTCTCTACCCGTTCCAGGACAATTCCGTTGCAGCAGTCGGACCTACGACGACGGTTGCTAGTGGTATTCAAAGTATTTTTAACCAATCTTGCCCTCGTGTATTGGTGGATGCCCCTTATTTGATTTTTTTCACCGTTATGGTCCGTCGGGAACATTTGGACGCCGTGGGCGGCGTGGATGATACCTTGCCCGGAGGAGATGATTTCGACCTTTCTATCAGGTTCAAAAAGGCCGGGAAAAGAATTGTGATTTGTCCGAACGCCTTTATAATTCACCACGGTTTTAAAACAGGAGAACGAGTCCACGGACGGAATGATCAACCGGACGGATGGAACAGCATTGATAAAATTGAACGGACAAACCACGCTTTGATAAAAAAGCATGGTTTTAAAACATTCTTCAAAACCATGTGCGGGTCCATCAACTGTGCGCCGGGAGACAACCGTGACTTGGAAGGAGATTTCGTTAGGCAGTTTATTGAAGGTGACCACGTAGTGGATCTAGGGTGTGGTCCCAATAAAACCATCCCCAACGCCGTCGGAGTGGATCGCGTACGGAATGGCATGTCAAATGCTTATGTTCCCGGCGCTTCCGTTGCGGACGTGGCGGCTGACGTTCAAGAGCCGCTTCCGTTCTTGGAAAAGTCACAAGACACGCTGATTGCCCGCCACATCCTTGAGCATTGCGTTGATTCATTAAAAACGTTGCGACAATGGAACAAGGTTTTGAAGATGGGCGGACGTTTAATCGTTGCCGTTCCTGATGAAAATGTCATTACCGGAATCCCGCTTAATCCAGAACACGTCCACGCATTTACCGGAGAATCCCTCAAACATCTTATGGAAGCCAGTGGATTTAAAGAAATTAAGACGGAATACACTGGGAATGGAGTTTCTTTGGTTGGAGTGTTTGAAAAAACGGAACACATGAACGGGAGCCATAAATGAGAATTGCCATTTATTACGATAACCTATCGACGGGTCGGAACGATGGAAATCCTCTTTATGTCACTGCGGCATTAAAACGATTATCAATTTACGGTCGATCCATCGTTGGCAAACCCGTCGCGCAATCCGAAATAAATCAGTGGTGTAGGAAGGAGGATAAAAAAGCGTTCGAGCTTGCAAAAACGTGGGCGGACCGCGGAATTGTCTTTAATGTTGATCATCTCTTACCTTACAAGAATCTTTCCCACGACCTTTTGCATGATGCGCATATTTGGGTGGATTGGGGCGAGGACGCATTAACAAGTATTTTGCCGGAGCCTGTCGTTTTTCCAAAACATCCTGGGCAGCCTTTGGTTTATTGGGCGAGTGATACTCATTTGGGGTACGATTACAGGCTTTCCGTAGCGAAACAAGCGGACATTGTATTTTGCGCACAGCAAAAAGGCGTGGACGATATGCGCCGTGACGGGATACTTAACCCAATCTTTCTACCACACGCGGTCGAACCGTTGGCTTATCCGAAAACGGAATGGGTTGCTAAAAAATACGACGTTTGTTTTGTCGGACACGTTAATTCCCAAAACCGCATGGACGCCCTCGACCGACTATTTAGAGAATTTCCAAATTTCTATTGGGGACAACGGCGATTTGAAGCGGCGGCGGAAATGTACGGTCAATCTAAAATCGTTTTCAATATCGCCATGAAAGATGATGTAAACATGCGTACTTTTGAAACAATGGCGACCGGATCATTTCTTTTGACGGACCGAGTACCTACTATAGAAAAACTTTTTGAGGACGGAAAAGATTTGATCCTTTACGACGGCTTGGACGACATGGTGAGAAAAGCTCGGTTTTACATTGAACACAACAGCGATCGTGAGTGGATCTCGAAAAACGGTTACGAAACCGTTATTGCGAATCACACTATCCTGCATCGGGTCAACGATATTCTGGAAAACATTGTCGCTTACAAAAAAGAACAAACCCAGGAGGCATTAAATGTTGCGAGTCGTTAGGCTTGTGAACCCCGGTCGTCCCGATAAGGTCATTGCGTTTGAGAATCTTCCAGACGATCTTCTGGACGTAAACAATCCACGAATAGAAAAAATCGACGTGAGATTAACGGGTCTTGGCCGCTCATGGGCTGAATTGTCTCCCGTTCATTTTCCGCTGTTTTTCAAAACGATTAACCAAGACAAGGACAAATGGCAGAAAATCAGCAACTACGTGAGGCAATATGCCGAGGATGGCGTTCGCCTTATGGACAAAATCGAAGATATGGCGGCTATGATCGCACCGGATGCACAATCCCAGGCGTTTGACCCTGACATTGTTCCCATTGTCAAACTCAAGAGCTTAGCGACGAAAAAGGCGGAATTGTCTGTTGTCGAAGTGAAGCGAGAAACCGAAACATCCAGCTCGGAAATTATTATTGAAAACGAAGAAACGGAGGAAGAACATCAACCAGAAGAAGATCCGAAAAGCATTGTGAAAATCCGTGTTAAAAACGGGGAGATTACCAAAAGTCAGCCGGGAATTGACAAGAATATCAAACACGCGAAAAAGTGCGAAAAATTAGGGCGGGGCGGCGTTTATACAGAGGACTGCCCGCGATGCGATTTATTGAAAAAAAGACAAGAAAAAGAATTGGTCGGAGTCTAAGGGGGATTTATGTCAGCAACTGAATTTTACTTAATCAAAGCTGCGGGTGGATCGGCGTCGAACGGAACGGCTGACGCGACGCTTCTTGATGCTCAGGGAGCCGGAAAGGTAATTCGAGTTGTGGCCGGGTTTGTCACTGTTCACGTTGCGGCTGCAGGAACGGGCGGCAAAGTGGCACTTGAGGACGGCGTTGGCGGTACACGCTTTTTTGAGGCGGACGCCAACGCGGTCGGCCATTACGTAATTAATTTCGGACAAGACGGATTTCCTTTGAATGAAAACACTCTTTTTAATTTGACCGTAGATGGAGCCGTTACGACCCAGGCGACGGCACGCGCTTCGTTCGTCGTTAAAGTCAATCCGTAAAAATGGACCAATACAGGGCGCAGCAAATTGGGGCCGCCCTCTCTGGCGATAGCGCCAATGGTACGGTAAACCTAGCGAATGCGGACACTTGGTATCAAGTCCCATCCACCGTTCCAATAGCCCCGTATTATTTAATTGCCACTATCGAAACGGCTGCTGGAACGGTGAGATTTGGATTCAGCAATTCAGGAACACCAAGCGCGACAAACGGAAATCAAGCCCCTTCGCATTTTGTGATCCCATTGTTGGGGAATCAGGTGATTTATTTTGCCAGCACTGCGGCGGGTGACGATATAAATTGGACAACGAAGATCATTTAACATGACACTCGTATATCT